GTGATATAGATTTATCTGGTATCCCTGCAGCTGTTTGGAATCATATTTCAAGAGAGCTTACGGTTTCAGCAGGTCTTACACCAGAACAAGAAACTAAACTTAATAACATCTTAACAAAAGTAAATGAAACTGTATCGGTTGACCCAGCACAAATTTGGGGTTATAGCTCAAGAACATTGTCAATACCTGCAGGATTAACAACTGAACAAGAAGCAAAGATTGACGCAATAAAAATTAAAACAGATAAATTAGTATTTGATGTTTCAGGCAAAGTATCTTCTTTTATAACAGATAAAACAGGATATACATTAACAAATGCTGAAAAAGAAGAAATTAGCAAATACGTAGAATTAGCAATAATAAATGATAATGACACCTCTATGGTTTTAAATGCAATAACAACAAAAATTGCTTCATCTTTCCCTGATTTGGTAAGTCTATCTAATAATACTATTGCATCATCCGTTTGGTCTACGCCTAATAGAAGCTTAACAACAAATATAGGATTAACAACAGATGAAAGAAACAAACTTTTTAGTTTGAACCCACCATCAGTAACAACATTTACTGCAACAATGGATATTTTGCAAAATTCAATCAATGCATTACCTAATGACGTATGGTTAAACAGTTCACGATCGCTTACAACTGCACTATCTTTAAATACAGAAGAGCACGACAAATTATTTTCCTTAAATAATATTGATATTACTTCCATACCAGATGAAGTTTGGCAAAAAATAGATTTAAACTTGAGTGGAGACCTTGGTTTAAAATCTGATGAAAGAGCAAAATTGTTTTCGTTAATTAACACAGACAATGCACAAATAATTTCAGGATTAACTACTGTTATTACAAGTATTAATACATTACCACAAAATTTATGGAATTATAGTAGTAGAGGATTAACATCAGATGTGCAATTACCATCAAATATTACGGATAAGATTTTAAGTCTTAATTACATAGATTTGTCAAGTGTTAACACAACAATGTCGCAAATAGATACAAAAATAGGTAATATAGCATCCACAGTTTGGGCAAGCCCATCAAGGAAATTAACAGATGCTGTGTCTTTAACAATTGAAGATAAAGAAAAGCTATTTTCATTAAATAATACTGATATGTCTTTTGTCTCAGGGTTGGCAAATTTAACTACCAAAATAGATGCAGTACCATCTTTCGTTTGGGATTATACTGAAAGAGGACTAACTAGTTCTGTTCAAATAGATAACGAGTTAGGTACTAAAATTTTGCAATTGACAAATGTAGATTTAAGCAATTTAAGTGCAGGCGTAAATGATATAAAAAACCGTGTGTTATCAAATTTAGATTTAAAAATTTCAGAAATACCAGAAAATACATTATCTGTTGATGAAATTTGGTCAGCTGCTTCTAGGTCATTAACACAACCAGTAGATGTTACCAATGATGTACATACAAAAATTAATGCAATTCAAAGTGCTGTTAACAATATACACGAGAATGTTTTCGGTAACTGGAAAATAGAAAATAATCAAATGGTTTTCTTAAAAGAAAATGGGTCAATCCTTGCTAAATACGATTTAAAAGATGAGCATGGTAACTTAACAACAGATGAAGTTTTTTCGAGAATTAGAGTAGTATAATGCCAAGTTTAATTACAGCAGGTTTTGGAAAAAGAAAAAACAGTATCCAATATATAACAAACACAGTTATAGATACAATTGAAAAAATAAAATATTGTACTTTTATAGAGATACTAAATGTGCAAGATACCGTTGTCATGGATGTTATAATGGAAAATAAAAATATAGAATTACAAGACGTTAGTACACTAATGGTAAATAATAGCGCTGAACATAATTTAGGTATTGTTATTGAAAATCAATCTATTCAGATACTTAGTTTTGAAAATTCTATGGCTCTTTTCTATCAAGAAGAAATTTAAAAGGTAAATAAATGAAAACAAAAATAAACACTTTAGGTGAAATAAAAATAAAACAAAAAACAGGAAAAAGATTCATATTTGTCGTAAAGAATGAATCAGGTATAGCCGTAAATTTAACAGGCTTTACTGCGCAATTTGCAGTAAAAAGTCAAGATTATATTGATGGTGATTTAGTAGCATATAAATCTACTATCCATAATGCTACAATAGCAGATGCAATAACTGGCAAAGTTGAGGTAATTTTGGATACAGCATTAACTACTGAAATGGCTTTGACCGAGAAATCACCACATATTTTGGCTATTAAGTTAACAGAAACCTTGTCAAACCTTTCAGATGAATACCAATATCTGTTAACTGTTGAACCAACTATATTTTAACTAAACCCAGAAACGTCTACCAGTGTGGCACCATTTGTGAGTGCCACACCCCACATTTCTTTTTGTCTACGCAATAACTCATCACTTTCTATTTCGTCTCCACCATCAAAAGCGTAAAATGAAACAAAGTTTTTAGTTTCTTCTTCATCATTTTCACTACCAAAAACATTTTCTACAAATTTATCATAGTCTTCAAAATTTTGTAAATTTGCGAAAGGCGCAAATAATATTGCACAAGAAATTACAAGGTCGTCGTGGTACCCGTCTTCTGCTTGGTATTTACCTTTTATTAAAGAAAATCTGTACAGCTCATTTATTGTTTTTTTATCCCTAATAAGAAGCTTATCATTTTCTATGAATGTTTTTAATAGCTCTAAATTTTGGCGTCTTGTTCTTTCCGTTGTTCTATGACCTGGATGTTTTTTCTTTGCATCATAATATAAATTACCATATTCATAAGTACCAAACAGCATATCAGCTATACTTTGACCAGAACCTATATTATTTTCTATTATTATTAATGCATCGTTGTACGCTGCGCCTAGAGCAGCAAGTTTTTTTGGCAGAGTCAAATAATTTTCTTTGTCGTTAAAAACTGCATCTTGTGAATATGGAAAAGAAGTAACATCAAAAACATTTATTCCGTGGTTGTCAGCACCATCAAGCGCAGGGTCAACAGTAATGATATATTTCTTTTGTTTTTCAGGCAACATATATACTTGCAACCCAGAAAAACCAAAACTATTTTCAAATTCTACTTCGCTGTGTGTTAATTGTTTTAGCTTATTTGCGGATATTAGTGTTTCTGTACTTCCTATAAAGCTACATTGGTAATTTTGTGCGACATACACAGGCCCAAATGTTGCAATTTGCTGTTGTAACCATTCTTCATCTCTGCCAGGAACTTCATCCCATTCTATAGTGAAAAGGTTAAATTCAGATCTTTTTTGCTTGGCATCTTCTACAAAGTTATAGAAGTGGTTTAGGCCATTTGGTGTAGAAGCTAAAATAATTTGAGATTCAACAGACGATGACACTGTAGGAAATACTGAGTCGAAAAATTCTTCCCATGTATTAGGTTTTATAAATGCTACCTCATCACAAAATATTCCTGAACCTGGTGATGAAAAAGTATAACCCCTAAATGAGTCTCCACTAGTTGCAGATGTAAGTATTTTTGAACCGTTTTCAAATGCAATAGAACCTGCATTCCATACCTCAACTCCTTGTTGTAACCAAACAGGAAGACGTATAAAGATTTGTTTAATTTTTGTTAAAATTTCTGTAGCCATTTTTTGTTGGTTTGCTGCAATACCCCAGTATGCTTCTTTGTTAAAGAGTACACACCATAGTATATAAAGTGCTGAAGTGACAGATTTTGCAGACTGCCTTGGTTGTAATAAAATATTACGTTTATGTGCTTTTAAATCTTTTAAGAGACGCCATTGGTATGACCTAATGTCTGCAAATGTATAACCTTTTGGTGTCAAAATTTGGCAATAATTATCTACAAAATATTCTAATGAATCAGAACATTTTACTATTTCTTCAATATGTTGCTTAGTTAAATCAAATTTAACATAAGCAGGCTTAATATCCCTTATACCATTAAATTGTATTTTTTCTCCGTTAGATCCCTCAAAATAACCTTCACTATTTCTTTTGAAAGACAATCTTTCCAAATTGTCTTTCTTTTCTTGTATTGTTTTATAACTCATGTTTTTCCTTAAAAATTACCAAACACGCTGTCTTTACTAATTGAAGTTTTGGCCGCAGTATTTGCTTTTTCTTTCATATTTTTTGATGTCGTATCTGTAAAAATATCATTAATTTGTTCAAACGACAAGTCTTCTTCAGGTATATCAATTTTTGAATCTCTGTTATGGTGATAAGACCTTGTTTTAAGCATATAAACGTTTTTTGTATTGCTATAAGTAAACATATTATTGCCACCGGCAACTTCAGTATCTAAACCTGTTATTTCCATAAATTTACCATTTTCAAAAACCAATAAATCACCTACAACGTTGTTAAAGTCTTCATTTTCATATATGTCAGTAAAAGATACAGCAGAAATAAAAAAATTCATTTGGTCTAGTACTTGTAAACCAAATTTACTGAACAAATCTGAACCACCCCAGTTTTCAGTACTTTCTGGCATCAGCGCTATTTCAAAAACAGAATCTGCATTAGCACTTATACTCCTAAAATCACCAAATACATCATCTTTCATAAATTTGGTAGTTCTAATAAATTTACATTGCACACCATAAAGTGATATTAATTCATTGGTTAATGTACCAAACAGGTTATATGTTTTTTCTTCTGTATTATAATTAAAATTCATTTAATTTCACCTTTTAATTTGGTCTTTTAATTTCTTCTAAAATAGATTTTAAATCAGATGCAACACCATTAGGTAATTTTTCTGTACCACCTTGTGGGTCAGCACCCGGTAATGATGTAGTGTGTTTATAAATCTTTATTTGCACATCTGTCATATTTTTATAAATCTCTGTTAGTAGCTTAAGACTGCTATTTACTATACCTACTAATGATGCATACGATGCAACAAGTTCTGGGTTAATAGGTGCATCTAGTTCGCCGCTAAATTCTAATTTGCCTGATACAACTACTAGGACTTTTTTTGCATTACCTATTGTAGTTTTTAATGTATCTCTAGAAAATGTAAAATCCTCATATAATGTTGCCATTATTGTGTCAGTTTCAATTTCTTCTTTAAACTCTGATTCTATAGCTGCAGTCAATTCTGCAGTCGTTTCCATAGCGATATCGAAATGTTCAGAAATTTTTTCTAATTTTCTAGCCAATGTAACTGATGGGTTTTCTATTACTGCATCCATTATTAGCAACTTTCATTTTCAAAATTTAGTGTTTTTACTACAGAGAAAGATGCACCTATAGAATTTATAGGATTTTCTGTTGTAAAAAGCATAGGTTTAAAAGTACTTAGTACTAAATTAGCGGTTGCTTTAGGTATTTTAACTATTCTGCTATTTGTGATAGTATATTCTAAATCATTAACTGTTATTGTTGTGGCAGAAATTTTGTCATACAACTCTGTGCCAGGTAAAATGTCTGTGAAATTTTCTATAAAATACACAAAAGAATCAAATAACGTATTATATGATAAACCGTCATGTAATATAGTAGCATAATCTTTTGCAATTATTACAGAAAAATTGTTAATACCTTCTTTTGAGAAATGCAAAGAAGAGTCAAAGTCCTTAATTATAACAATACCTGCAAGTGTAATATCTGAGTATGTTAAAGGATAAGAAAGTGTGATTTTGTTTGTTTCATTTATAGTTTCAATTGTAACCAAAGTCTTGTCAGAATTTACGAATGAAAAAGTACCATTTGGTAAATTTTCTGCTAAGTTTTCATTTTGCACTAAAATATTTAAAATGGCTTTTTTACCTCTAGGAAGAACTTTAGTAGGTGGATAGAAATTTCCTTTAAGTTCAAAGGTTAATTCAGCTTTTACCATTCTAATATCTACATCTTCTTCAGGTGTAGATGGGATATCAAGCTGTGTACCAGTATGTAGAACATTAATTGTGGTAAATGTATCTACTGCGTCAAATTCACGAATCTTTAATGATATTGTAGGCGAAAATTGTGGCAATATTTGTTCTAAAATGATTGACATATCATCTAATGTTTTAGTTGCAATTGACAATGAATATTTGAAAAGATACGCTTGAGCGTTGTATTGGTATTCGTACTCTAATGTAGTTTTTGCTTTTTGATTTATTTGTTGGAATTTAGATGTGTTTCTTGCGC